CCGACCAGTCCAGCGACATCGCCAGATCCGGGGCGGCCACGAGGCCGACACCCAGGTAGGTCCCGGCGTCGTGGTAGTTGACGACACCGGTCAGCTGGATGAAGCCCCGTCCGCCGTAGAGCCGGGTGTCGCCGTGCTCGCGGCTGTTGAACTCGAACGCCGACTCGTGAGCCAGCGTGGTGAGGAAGGCGGCGATCCTGCGGGGAGTGTTGATCTCCCCCAGGGCCATCTCCTTGAGCAGGCTCGGGAGGCCCTTCTCCACGACCGTCCGGTCACCGACACGGCCGAGGAACATGACCTCGAGGTCGGCAACCGTCAGGCTTTTGGGGCGGTGTTCTTCTCGATCCGGTCCAGCTGGGTGTTGAACTGGCCGGCCGCGGAGAACTGCTGGTGGAACCAGTGCTGGGTGGCGAGGATGTGCCGGACCGTGACGGCAGGGACGGCGGGCGTGGCGCCCTTGGCCGGGACTGCCGCGATCACTACGTCGTCGAGCTGCATGTCGAATACCTCCGGTGGGATGGGGATGGGACCGCCTGCGCCGCCGATCAGGGCAGCCTCTTCGTGGACCCACGTCATGAATAGGGGCCAGGGGAAGTACGGGCCGGGGTCGGTGTGAGTGGACTGGTGGAACGCGTTGCTGACGTCCACGTGGCCGCAGATGCCGTGCTTGCCGACCACCAGGTCAGGCACCGACAACTTGACGATCGGTACGCCGTACTGGATGCACTTCTGGGCCACGAGCTTCGCGGTCCGGTGCATCATCGCGACGTGGCTCGGGAGCGTCCAGTGCCCCTTCGCGTCGTTCGCGCCCGAGCACTCCATCTCGATGCCGAGGCTGTGCTGGTTCGGGGGAGCGTGCCAGCACACCACGTTGTCGTACGCACACTGGATCGTCTCGTCGGAGTCGGTGATGTAGTGCGCGGACCCACCCGCAGCAGGGTCTTGGAAGTACTTCGCCGTGCCCTGGGCGCCGGTCGCGTCGTTGCCTGCGGTGTAGTGGATCACGATCCGGTTGATCGGCAGGTTCCCGTTGCCGGAGCTGTGCGCCACGGGGCCGAAGTACGGCACCGCTGGTGGTGTGTACGCCATCGTTCCTCCACGGTTCAGGTGTCGAGCGGGGGTGGGTCGGGGAACTCTTCGTCAGGGAGTGCGATCCGGAGCCGGCGAACCATGACCCAGTCCCACCTCATGTGCTCGCGGTTCTGCTGCTTCGTCGCGTCCCGGTCCTTCTCCACGGCCTCCAGGCGATCGCTCAGCCGCTTCAGTTCGCCGGACTGCATCGTGGTCACCTGGCTGTACAGCTGCCCGGCGTTGGCTTCCTTGGCGCTCCTACGGGTCCATCTGCCGGTGAAGAGACCGGCCGCGAGGACGACACCGCTCGTTGCCATTTGACCCCAGTCCATTAGGCCTCCCGGTTGGCAGGCGCGGGCCGATCCAATCCGGCGGCGCATGTCTTGATGAACACGACGAACACAGCGATCGTGGTGGCTCCGCGCCAGCCGTCCGGGTAGGCGAAGGCGTGCCAGCCGATGAGGCTGCAGAGCCAGCCGAACAGGAACGACGTGAACCGGATCGCTGCGGGGACGATCAGCCACCCCCAGGCGTCGGTGTCGAACCGGCGCCAGATGGCCGCAGCGAGCGCCAGGAGGCCGGGGAGCCCCCAGAGGCAGACCCGCAGCCAGACCGGGAGCCGTTCGTCCAGCAGGGTGGTGCGCCTCAAAGGTGCGACAGCTACCCCTACCGCGGTGAACAGCCACAAGACACCGAGCATCGCCAGTGCCACGCCACGGTTGCCGAAGCGGGCAGTGATACGGCCGGTCATCAGGGAGTGGGGGTGACTTCTTCAGTCATCGAGTACTGCTTGTAGGCCACGCTGACGGTGAAGTCGGGCGAGCCGTCCAGCAGGTCGATGACCGCTTGGAGCATGGTGTCCCGCTCCGCCTCAGTGGCATCATCCGAAGGGCCGAAGGACACGTTGATGGTTGTACCGGCAAAGGTCAGGTAGGTCGCACCCAGACCCCACGTGATGGCTCCGGTGTTCTTAACAGGAGTTCCGTACGGCATTGGTTTTCTCCGCTCTCGGTTAGAAGTAGGTCTGGACGATGACGATGCCGGAGGCTCCAATGCCACCGGCTCTACCTGCTGCCTGGTTTTGGGCGTTGCAGGCGCCATGTGCGCCACCGCCGTACAGCTCGCCGTCTGCCCCCGCCAGGCCCGAGGTGCTGGACCCGCCAGGCTCGGTGCCGCCGAGTTGCGAGGGGCCGCCCGGTGCCCGGGACACAGACGCCGAACTGAGGCCGAAGCCAGGCCAGCCGCGGGACCCCTGGATGTTGATGTCCCCGCCTGTTCCCGCGCCGCCCGCGCCGCCCACACCGCTGAACACGGGGGCGGTCTGCACGGTGGCGCCGGGACTGAGCGCGCCGCCGGCCCCGGAGCAGTGTGCGCCGAAGCTGGTCGTGCCGCCGTTACCGCCGTTGTTCGCACCGGCTGCACCGGCCGTGCCGCCGGCGCCGATGGTGACCACCTCGGTGGCGCCCAGCAGTGCAGCCTGGATCAGTTTCTCGGAGTAGCCACCACCGCCGGCTCCACAGGAGCAGGCGATCTGCGCCGCACCGGTCAGCGCGACTCCACCAGTACCGCCGCCGCCGCCGACCAGCCGCACCCATACCGCCCGCAGCCCGGACGGCTTGGTCCAGGTGCCGCTGGCCGTGAACACCTGGATGTTGGGGGTGCCGGGGGCGATGATGGTGTCCCCTGCTAGCTGAACCATCGTCTTCTCCTAGAGCGCATAGCGCGGGGTCTTCCAGAGCCGGATCTCGGCCCCGGCGGAATGCGACTTGATCACGCCGTTGACCGACCGGGTGACCGTGAACGTCTGCGGGCTGGTGGCGCTCGTGATGTTCGTGACCGTCATCCGCTCACCGCCGACCTTGATGTCGAACGGGAACTCCCCGGCCGCGTTGGTCCACAGCGTCGGGCTGGCGCCGGACGTCACTGCCGTGAACGACGTGGCCGTAGACGTCAGCGCACCGCCGAGTTGGCTCCCCTGCGCGTCGTACCGGTCGGGGCCGGTGCCGACGCCGGACCCGTAGACCGCGACCCGGTACGGGGACTCGGGGGTGCAGTTGAAGACGATCGTGTGCCCGAATGGGCCGAGGCGTTCGTTGTACCCGAGCGCGATCACGGAGATGTCGTCGTAGATGTTGGCCCTGGTGGCGCTGGTGATCGCGATCCGGTCACCGATGTCCACCGCCATCAGCGCCGCCGACAGCGTGGCGTTGGCGACGACGATCCGGTTCGCCCTGTCGACCGCGATGTACGGGAACCGGGCCTCGTCGATCGTGCCGAGGTTCAGTAGCCAGCCGGCCATGCCCTGAAGTTGACCGTCCGTCTCGACGTTCAGCGTGACCTCGTCCTTGTACGGACCGACGCCAGCAGGTGGAGCCGCGGTGGACAGCCTGCTGGTGGTGTCGGTCACCTGGACACTGCCGCCGTCTCGTCTCACCGCGGTGACATCGTTGCGGGTGGCCTGGTCGTCGTCGACCGGTTCGAACGGTGGAGCCAGCTCGCCCGCAGACATGCTGATCGTGGCCTTCGCGGACTGGTTGTACAGCGACGCCCGGGTGCGGTAAAGCAGGCCCAGCGCGTCGCGCGATTCGGTCAGGATGCCGAGGTCCGTGGACTCGGCGTCCCTGATCTGGGTGAGCATGCTCTCGGAGTGCTGCACGCCCATGGCGGTGGTGTTGGCCAGGACCCCAATGGTGGTCACGGGGACCGCGGCCAGCCCGCAGATCCGCGAGATGCGAGTACCGGCCACCTCGCCCGCATACCCACGAGCCGCAGCGGAGACCGCCGCAGCAGACGGCCAGTCCGGCACCGCCGGGAACGTCGGGTACGTAGACGGCATCGACCAGACCGCGACGTGGGCCAGGTTGATCCGCTCCTGGCCGGCGGCACGGACCATGTAGAACCGGGCGAGCGCGAGCCCGACCTGGAAGTAGCCGAGCTGGGTGCCGGTGTCAATCTGCACGCCGTCGATGAACAGCGTCCACTGCGCCGACTGGGAGACACTCTCCGTCACCTGGAACCGGACGTGATGCGGGCCGAGATCCCTCAATTCGGGCAGCACTGGAGACGCCGGGTAGACGATCGGGCCGACCGTGTCGTTCCAGGTGACCTGCGCTACGCCTGCGTTGAAGTTCAGTTCCCACTGGATGTTGTCGTAGCCGGGGCAGATCAGCGTGAAGTTGCCCATGCCGCCGGTGCTCTCGATCGTCGAGAACACGAAGTCGACGGCCCAGTTCGCGTCACCCGACCCGATGTCTCCGCGCATCGGGCCGTGCGGTGACACCGAACTGAAGAACGCCATGCCGGTGCCGAGGAATTCGGCGCCCATGTCGACGCCGTAGCCGAAGTTGGTCTGCGACACGGACTCGGAGGAGAACTTGTAGTTCGTGCCGCCACTACCCCATACCGGGGCGATGTCCAGGGAGTACTTGGTGCCTGAGGCGCCGGACAGCGGCCAGTACCGGAACAGCCGTGCCCCCGGGTAGATGAACTTCCGGAGGCCCGTCTCGGACGGTTCGGTCCCCTGGCCGAGACGCCGGGTGATCCCGGACGCTTCGATCGGGACATAGGCGTCGTTCGTGGAGGTGTCCCACTTCGGCGGGAACGAACTGACCTCACCCCAGAACCGGTAGTAGACCGTCCGGACCGCCATGGCGATGATGCCCCACCCGGCCGAGGCCGCGGTCCAGTTCACCGTGTAGCCGCCGGCCGGCTGCACGGTGGCCCGCTCGACGTCCACCACTTCGGTGCCCAGCGCGGTCTTCACGAGCTCGGTGTATCCGGCCCCGGGCGCGATGGTGGCGCCGCTGTCGAGGTCGCTGAGCAGGGACCCGAACAGCACCGCCCGCTTGAACGTCGACAGGCTGATGTTCGGGTTCACGCTGGGGGTCGCGCCGCTGTTGCCGAAGGAGTAGGCGTCGACTTCGGCATTGGTGCCGCCGGTCACGGTGATCGCGCTGGCCTGCCGCTGGGTGACCACACCATTGGTGCTCACCGCAACCGTTTGCGGCCCGGTCGGGATGTTGCGGTTAAGGAAGTACATGTAGCCGACCGCGTTGACGGCGCCGAGGGTGTGCAGGGTGACGCTCTTCTCCTGCATCGCCACGCCGCCGTAGGTGATGCCGAAGATCTGGTTCGCCGTGGTGTTGTACTGCCACACGAACACGACCACGCCGGTAGGTGAGCCCACTGGCGTGTGGGTCCAGGACAGGTTGCCGGTGCCGGTGGTCGAGCTGTGCGCGTCGAACACGGGGTCGACCTCGATGGCCACCCGCAGCTCGGTGTTGCGGCCGATCTGCCCGTAGTACGGGGACAGCGGGTTCCTCGGCGAGTACTTGCCGGCCCGGTTGTTGAGCGTCAGCCGGCAGGTCTGCGGGGCCGCCTGGCCCGCCTCGGGCTGCTTGCCGCGGGTGATGTCGATCTCGTCGCGCACCAGCACATCGGAGGTGATGTTGGTGAACGTCGAGCCGATCTTCATCTCGACCAGCACCGGAAGCGGGTCAGTGGGGAACGCCATCAGCTGTTCCTCCCCAGTACGAGTTGGACGTTGCCGCCACGATTACGGACAGCCTTCTGCAGCAGTTCCACCAACAGGTCGTCGAGCCGCGACCCGGACGAGTCGATCCGCAGCACCACGGGAGCGCCGCCACCCATCGCGCCGCGGCCACCGGCAGTGGCGCCGTTCGGGATGATGGATCCGGACTCGTTGGACACGAAGACCTCAGGACCTTCCTCGCCCACGACGTACGGCTGTCCGCGCTTGACCGGGCCACCCTTGGCGTGGCCGGGGAGCTTCACCCCGATGCCACCGACAATGGTGGTCTGGATCATGTTCTTGTACGTGTCCAGGACAACCTTGACCGTCTTGCCCTGCAGCGAGTTGATCGAGTCCTGAGCCCTCTTCTTCGCCGCCAGCAGCTGCCCGATCTCGGCCTGCAGATGCGCCCGCCTGGTCGCCGTGAGACTCGGCGCCTTCAGCTCGAACTGCGCCGCCGCGATCTTCCGGTCGAGGTCGGTCTTGTCGGCCTGGAACTTCGCGATCTTCGTGGCGACCAGCTGCGGCTGCGACAGCCCACCCTTGGCGAGGCGGATCTTCTCGGTCAGGTCGGCGATGTTCGCCTTCAGCTGCGCCTGGCGGACCTTGGTGAGGTTCGGGTCCTTGAGCTCCTTCTGTGCCTTCGCAACCTTCGCCTCGAGGTCGGCGATGTTGGCCTGGAACTTGACCTTGGTGTTGGTCTTGTCCAGACCGTCCTTCCAGCCCTTCAGTTCCTTGCGGGCGCCGGCGATCCCGGTCTCAGCCTCGGACGCCCACTTGCCCACCGCGTCGGCCTGCTTGAGCAGGTTGAACGCCTGGGTCGGGTTGGCGATGGCGATGGTGCCGGCCGCGGCGATGAGCGCGATCTTGGCGTACTTGCTCAGCCCGCCCATCATGGCCTGCAGCCCGCCGAGCATCTTGTCCGACAGGTCGAGGATGGCGCTGCCGCCCTCGATCGCCCAGCTGATCATGGTGAACTTACCCGGGCCGTTGAACCACTCGGCGAACCGCTCGAAGGTCGGCAGCACATACTTGCCGATGCCGTCCACCACGGACATCTGGATGGTGCGCATCGCCGCCGTGAACTTGCCCTTGGCGGTGTCGTTCAGGGTGTCCCCGGCGTCGGCCGCGGCGCCCTTGAGTTTCCCCAGACCGGCGACGGCGGTCTTGGTGTCCATCTTGAACAGGGCCTTGCCCATGTCCTCGGCCTGAGTGCCGAAGAGCTCGACCGCGATCCGGGACTGCTCGGCCGGGTCCTTGATGCCGCGGAGCTTGTCGAGGACCATGCCGAGCCCGGCAGCGGCCTTCGGTCCACCACCCGCGATCTGCTCCTGCATCCCCTTGGCGGACAGACCCAGGGACTTGAACGCGTCCACGGTGGTCGCGCTGCCGTCGATCGCCCGGATCGAGAACTCCTTCAGGGAGTCCGCGGCCAGGTCGGAGTCCCGCGCGCCACCCTTGATCGCCTGACTCATCAGGCCCAGAGCGGTCGGGCCGTCCAGTCCGATCTTGCGGAACTGAGTGCCGTACTCGTTGAAGGTGTCCAGCAGATCCTGGCTCTTGTTGACGCCGAGTTGCTGGCCGCGGGTGAGGATGTCGAACGCCTCGGTGGCGTTCTTCGCCAGCCCGGTCTTCAGCATCTGCGACACGGCCCGGGTCACGGGCAGGGCCTCTTCGCCTGCGATCTTGGCGAAGTTCATCACCTGGGTGGTGACGCCCTTGATCGCGTCGGCGCTGTCGTTGACGGTGGCCAGGCCGTTCTGGAAGACCTCTTTCAGAACGCCGTTGACCTCGGAGACCGAGTCACCGTAGGCGTTCTTGTAGAGGTCCCCGGCGATCTTGCCCGCCTTGGCGGACTCAGGGCCGGTGAACCCCAGCTGCGCCGCCAGGAGGTGGTTGGCCTCCTGGATGTCCATCGCCGACGTGAGGCCGCTGACGAACAGGGCGCCCACCGCGGTACCCGCCGCCAGTGCGGGGAGCTTCGTCAGCCCCTTGATGGCGAACCCGGCGCCCTGGGTGAGCTTGCCCATGCTCTTGCCGCCGACGTCGCCGACCTTGCTGGCGGCACGGCCCACGTTCAGGAACGTGTTGGCGATCTTGTCGAGCTTCGCGGAGGCCTTGTCGTTGGCCAGGACGTCGAACTCGACCTTGCTGACCGCCATCAGCCACCCCACTTCTTCTCGACGTACGCGATGGCCAGGTCGAACTCATCGACCGTGAGAAGGTCGATGTCAGACGGGGACAGGTGCAGGTGGTCGGCTAGAGGGAGCCAGTACCGGGCTCTGAGCTCGGTCCGACTGGGCTCTCGTCTTTTGGGCCGTCCGCCTCGACGGGCGGATCCTCATCCAGCAGGTCAGGGTCGATCAGATCCAGTTCGCTGATGGTGAACTGGACCTGATCGGGCGTCAGGAACGGCTCCATCCGCTTCCGGGCCAGGAACAGCAGCGCCGACACCGAAGTGATGGAGATCGGCGTTCCGAGGCCGTACTGGACCTCGGCCCACGTCAGCCTCGTCATCTTCTCCGCCACCATGGCCTCCGCGTTCGTGACCGTGTCCAGGTCCAGCGGGTACTCCTTGGCGTCGTCGCCCCTGCCGATCTTGATGATGATTCTGTTCGTCACTGCCACGGGTCCACGTCCCTAGGTGAGTTTCCGGATTGCGTTCTGAACGGCGCGGCGGATCGCCACAGCCGGTTTGTCACGGGACCGCTCCATCGGGATCGACCAGAAACCGGCCTTCACCCTCTGAGCGATCCAGACCTTGCGGTTGCCGAAGACCGGGTGACGCAGAATGCCTGCGTCGATCGGGTTGACCTGCCGACGCCGGGACTGGCCCTTGGCGTAGCCGGTCAACTTCAGCCCCGCCGAGTTGCCGGTGGTCTTCTGCGAGGGGCGGACAACGAGGTTCGCGGCCAGGACCCGTGCGTACCGCTTCGGCAGGTACTGCGGCAGATCCCTGCGAACCTCGTTCTCCATCGGCTTCGCGGCGGTCTTGATCTCGGCCATCAGTTCACGCTTCAGCCCCTTGCCGGCCGAGCCCTGCGCGTTGAGCGCACGGGCCAGACGGACGAACTGATCCGTGCCGGTGACCTCGAAGTCAGCCATCAGGCGACCGGGTAGGTCATCCCCGCGTTGCCCGAGTTCTTGAAGGTCGCGGTCGTCATCGGCACGTCGCCGACACTCGCGTCGAGCGGGTTGTAGTCGAACATCAGTGCCGTGGCCAGCACGAACCCGGGGTTGGTTGCGGACCTCGCGGCGCTGGTCGGCCGCACCTCGATCTGGACCGGAGTGGTCGACGAGATCAGGGGTAGCAGGGTCGCATGGGTCTTGCCGGCGGCGAAGTCCTGATAAAGCCCGATCACGATGCTCGCGTCGCCGAGGCCCTTGAGGCTCGACTTACTGGTGGCGCCGAACGCGGTGGCGTCCTTCTCTTCACGGTTGTCCGTGATCGTCACTTTGTTCGCGTGATCCGACAGGGTGACACCGTTGATGATGATCATCGCATCGGTGAGCGTGAAAGCCGACATCGGTCAGTCCTCTTTCTTCTTCTTGGGTGCCGGAACGACCGTGCCGGGCTCGGGGGTGAGTACTTCGGGTCCTGCCTCGCCGACGATCTCGACGCGTTCGATGTGGCCGCCGAAGATCAGCGCGGCCTCGTTCTCCACGGGGTACGCGGCCACGAAGGTCTCGCCCTGCGCGGCTGCGGAGTAGTTGTCCGACATCACCTTGTAGGTGCGCGGCACGAGCTCGAGGTGCCCGCCGCTGAGCGCGTCCAACTCCTCGGAGGGGGAGAGGTCGGCCTCGAAGACGCCTTCGGGGTTGAGCGCCTTCGCCCGGTCACTGACGGCCCGGTACGTGTTGGTCATGACGGGTCCTCCGCAGGTGGGGTCCAGCCCAGTTGTTTGAGCAGGTCATCAGTGCCGGGCGCGAGTCGGACCTTCGCCTCGGCTTCAATGTCGGACGCAAGTGCCACGATGTGCAGCACAACCCTGGGCGGGTCCTCGCTCGCCTCGGCGTGGATGTCGACGGCCGAGACCGCCCTGGATACATCCACGCCGTCAAGCTCGACGGTGGCGCCGTAGCCACTCCCGGCCGAACGCATGGCGAACTTCATCAGAAGCCCACCGGGTACAGCTTGTAGGTCACCGTCGCGGTGACCGAGTGGGTGATCGTGACGAGACCGGTGTTCGGGTTCGCCTGATCGGGGCGGATGAGGTAGATCTGCGACGTGCCGATGGCCACCGTGTCCAGAGGGAGCAGGCCGGAGGGCAGACCGTTGCCGGACGGGGTCAGCCCCGCGTCGGAGATGACGACGTTATCCGGGGACGCGTTGCCGTTGATGATCTCCAGGTAGCAGCCCTTGGAGCCCATGATGGCCCGGTCGATCGTGTCCGAGGCAGCAACGGCAGCACCAGGGTTGAGC